TGGCAGAAGTGACTGCCGGCACGAGCGAAGACGAGCCGGCAGAAGTTGAGGACGACGCCAATGGCGGTTGACCTCAAGCCGACGGCCGGCATGGCCGAGGCGGCTCGCACCGGGCTGCGGCTGCACAACGAAGGCAAATCCGGCGACGGGCTCAAGCCCGAGACCGTGCGGCGTGCCAACATCATCGCCGCCCGCGAAGAGCTCACAGAGGATCACGTCCGCGAGATGAATGCCTGGTTCGCTCGGCACGAGGCCGACCGCCGGCCTGGGTGGAACAAGCCAGGCGAGGAAACGCCGGGCTTTGTGGCGTGGATGCTGTGGGGTGGCGACGCCGGCCGCGTGTGGTCGGCTGACAAAGTCGAACAAATGGACCGCGAGGAATCCGAGAGGAGCGAGAGCATGGACGCCAGCAACATCGAGCGCCGCGATTGGGAATTCGCTGAAGACGGCGGTGCCGTCGTCGAGACCCGTGCCGATGGGCGGCCCGTGCTGACAGGCTATGCCGTGCGCTACAACACGCTGAGCGTGGACTTGGGCGGCTTCCGCGAGACCATCCTGCCGGGTGCCTTCGACAAGGTTTTGAACCGCCAGCGTGGCAAGCAGGACGTGGTGGCGCTCTTCAACCACGACCCCAACCAGTTGCTCGGCCGCACGTCCAGCGGGACGCTTGAGCTGTCGAGCGATGACAAGGGGCTGCGGTACAGCGTCACCCTGCCCAACACTGAGCTCGGCCGCACGGTCGGCGAGCTCGTCGCCCGTGGCGATCTGCGCGGCTCGTCGTTCGCCTTTACCGTTGACACGAAAGGCGAGCAGTGGGCCCCAGGCGAGGATGGCAAGCCGCGTCGCTCAATCCGCGAGGTGTCCGGTTTGTACGACGTCAGCGTTGTGACTCATCCGGCGTACAGCAGCAGCACGACCACAATCGCTCGCCGCAGTTTGAATGAGTGGCTCGCCTCTCAAGAGGCAGAAGAGCGATGCCGCTGCCGAGAGTTGCAGGCCGAGACGCCGGCAGAATCGCCGACCGTTGACGCCAAGGCTATTGCCATGCGTCTAAAGGCTTCCATTCTTCGGACGTTTCTGCGTGGTTGCGGAACCGACGAGCGTGCCTTTTGTGCGACCGGCTCCGGTGGTGGCATCGACAACAGTTGCAGCAGCAAGGAAGGTGGCGGTGGTAGTGGAGATGGTGGTGACGGCGGCGGATCAAGCGGCAGCGATGGAGGTTCGGCTAAAGGATCTGGCAGCGCCCCAGGCGGCCTCAAGTCACCGTCGAAGAAGCACGACACGTCGCTGCCGAAGAGCAAGTCGAAGCTCAACCTCGACACTGCTAAGGAAGCCATGGGCAAGATGGGCTACAAGGTCGGAAAAAGCCAGACGAAGAAAGTCGGCAAGGGCTATGTGACCATGGTCCAAGTCACTGACAGCAGTGGCCATACCGCCAATCTCACGACCGACGAAGTCAAAGACCTTGTGTACGACAACCGCAAGTAGGAGTAGGCGTGGCAAGACCGGGTGACATCTGCCCCCAGTGCGGCAAGGGTCGCATCCGCACGCGCTCAAGCGTGCAGGCGGGCGAACATTCGCAGGTGCGGTACATCGAGTGCCAGTGCTGCACGTATCGGTCGAAGCAAGTCGTGCCGGCGGAATACATCTGCCGCCGGTCCCTTGTAAATACAAACGCTCGCAGAGGATGAGCGGCATTCTTGGCGTAGTGTGAACGGCAGACACGGACTGTCACCGTTCACACCACGGAGCGCCACGGATGGCCACGCAACTCACCAAGCTTCAAGACCGCGCCGCCGCTGTGGCCGCGATGCTCGACGATCTTTCGAAGATCGAGGACCGCTCCGCTGAGCAGGTCGCCGAGATGGACCGCCTGGCTGGCGAGGCCGAGCAGCTCGAGAAGGAGCTCGCCCGCGAGCACGCCATCGCCGAGCGGATCACCGCCCTGCGTGGCAAGGTCGCCGCGACGGCGAAGCCCGTCGAGGTTGCGGCCGTTGCTGCGGCCCCGGCCCCGGCTGCCGAGCGTTCGTTCAGCGGCAAGGCCCGTCACTTCCGTTCGTCGAGCGACGCGGAAGCGTGCGGCCGGTGGATTCGTGGCTACGTGCTCGGCCGTCACGAGGATCGTGCGTGGTACGAGAAGCACGTTGAGGCCCGTGCGTTGTCGCCCAACGACAACAACAAGGGCGGCGTGTTCATCCCCGACACCTTCGCCTCGACGGTCATCCGCCTGGTTGAGCAGTACGGTGCGTTCCCGGCGCAGGCCAACAACCTGCAGATGACGAGCGACACGCTCTACATCCCGCGTCGGACGAGCGGCAACACCGCGTATCACACCGGTGCGAATGCCGAGACCACGGCGACGGACATGGGCACCGATAACGTGATGCTCTCCAGCAAGGAAGTTCGCGTTGGCACCCGCGTCCCGAATCAGCTCATCGACGACTCGGCGATTGACCTCGCCGGCCTCGTGGCTGAAGAGTTCGCGCTCGCCATCAGTCAGCGGATCGACGAAGACGGCTTTATCGGGACCGGGGCTTCCACTTACGGCGGCATCCGTGGCATCCAGTGGAAGTTCGAGAACGAGACCCTGACGGCTGGCATCAACAACTCGGCCCAGACGGCTGTCACCAGCCTGACGGTCGATGACTTCCTCGCCACCGTGGCCAAGGCTCCGACCTACGCTCTCCAGAGCCCGACCTGCGGTTGGTACGTCACGCCGCAGATGCACGCTCTGGCGATGCAGTCGCTGGCCCTCGGCGGCAGCGGTGCCCTCGCCAACGAGGTGCTTGACGGTGCCCGTCGGCCGACGTTCCTCGGCTGGCCGGTGTTCTTCAACAACGTCATGCGGAAGACGGCCAGCACCGATCAGGTCGTGGCGCTCTTCGGTGACATGAAGCGGTCGAGTCACTTTGCCCTGCGGCGTGCGGTCGCGGTGCGGGCGAGCACCGACCGGTACATCGAGTTCGATCAGACCTACTTCCAGGCCACGGTGTCCTACGACGCGGTGACCTCGGACGTCGGCGACGCTTCGACGGCTGGCCCGGTCGTGGCCCTCCTGCTCTGAACCACACTCACCACTAGGAACCTTCAGAAATGAACCACGCGGCCAACAGCAAGTCGGTCATCTCGATCAGCCCCGGCGTTGCGGGCGTTGCCTCTGCGGGCACGCACACCGTGGCGATTGACTGCCTCGGCTACGACTCGGTCAGCATCGACGTGTGCTACCGGTCGCTCGCCAACACGGCGGCCCCCAGCGTCGTGAGCGTCAAGCACAGCGACACGGACGGCAGCTATGCGGCGATCAGCGGTCTGGTGCAGAACACCGATTACACGCTGGCCGGCGTCGGCAACACGGCGACCGTCAACGTGACGCGGTTCGAGATTTCGACGAAGGCTCTCAAGCGGTACCTGCAGGTTGCGGTCACGCCGTCTGCGGATGCGACGGCGAACGGCACGAACAACGACATCGTCGTGGCGGCCCGTCTGGGTCGTGGCGAGGCTGGCGTTGACTCGGCCGCCGATGCCAACGTCACCAACCGCGTGGTTCTCGGCTGAGCGAAGACGGTAGAACGACAACTCCAACGAAGGAGGAGCCGTGGGCGCGGCGACTTCGGCGGTGGCTGGCGTCAAGCCTGCCACCATTCAGACCGGCAGCGGACCGATCCGGCTGCACTGTGCCATGTCCGTGCCTCGGCTCGGCTGGCAAGACCACATGTTCTGCTGGGCCAGGGGCCTGGTGCCGTACGGCATCTCTCCGATTCGTCTGGAGGGTGCCTTCTGGGGGCAGTGCCTTGAACGTGTCCTTACGGACATCGTGGAGGCCGACACCGACCCAAATGCCCCGCCGCTGTGGATCTGTACGCTCGACTACGACTCAATCTTTGAGGCCGATGCAGTACCCAGGCTGCTGACGTACGCGGTGGCCGGCGACTACGACTTCGTGTCGGCCGTGCAGATGAAGCGGCGTACCGATGAGCCGCTGTTCACGATGAAGGCTGATGACGGCTCACGGATGGCCGAGGTGGCCCGCGATCACTTCGTCTACCACAACGTCGTGCAAGCCAACACGGCTCACTTTGGATTGACGATGCTAAAGGCTGAGGCGCTGAAAAAGATGCCTCACCCGTGGTTCATCGGCAAGCCAAACGAGGCTGGCCGGTGGGAGGACGGGCGGATTGACGACGACATCGCATTCTGGCTCACGGCCCAGAAGGCAGGGCTGAAAATCGGCGTGTGTCCTCGCGTTGTGCTTGGCCACGCAGAGGTGTGGATCAAGTGGCCAGACCAGAACATGCGAGCGAGCCTGCAGCACCCTGGTGACTTTTGGGAACGGGGCGGTAGGCCACCGGAGAACGTGTGGAAATGAGCGCGACGATCCCGATGGTGAACGTCCGGTTTCTGCGGTCCTACGCCGCCTACAAGGCGGGCCAGGTCGTGCCGGTCACTGGCGGGCTGGCCCGTACGCTCGAGCTGCAGCGGTATGCCGTGCGGCACGTGGAAGCCCCGGCGTTTGAGTTTGCCACGGCCCCCGAGCCGGCGGTCGAGCGGGCTGTCGCCCCTGTGGCCAAGGCCAAGCGAGGGAGGCCGAAGCGTGCGTAATTGGGAACTTCCGCAGACCGGCAGCCGCTACCGCAGCCTGGTGATCGCCACGGCCAGCGGGACCGGAGATCGCCCGGTCAGCGTCGCCGAGGCGAAAGAGCACCTCCGTGTGGTCGATTTCACCGATGACGACACCTACATCGGCGGCCTGGTCGATGCCGCCACGACGTGGTGCGAGGACTACTGCGACCGCACCTTTGCCGACAAGCAATACACCGTGGCGTTCGATGACTTTCCGAGCCTCCGCATCGAGCTCCCGCGCCCGCCGGTGCGGTTGAACGCGACTGCCGCGAGCGCCACGGTGACTATCTCGTATGTGGATTCCGCTGGCACCACGCAAACACTCACGTGGGCGCAGTCTGGAACGCAACAGTTCCGCCTAGACCGCGACCACGTTCCTGCCTTGGTCTACCCGCTGTATCTCGAGGACTGGCCCAACGTCCGCTTGGACGACAAGGCCGTGCAGATCACGTACTTGGCCGGCTACGGCGGCGCGGCCAGCGTGCCAAGGCCGGCGGTGCACGCCATCAAGATGCTCGTTGGGCACTGGTATGCCAACCGCGAAGCCATCGGCAGCGTTGGCCAGAATGTGCCGCTCGGCGTGCACGCTCTGCTCGAGCCCTTGAAGTGGAAGCAGTACGCATGACTCTTGAAGGCCGCATCGCCGTTGACGTGTCGTTCTCGGACTCGACGAGCACCTCGGGCGTGCAGTCGCTCAAGAAGATTTCGCTGGTGGACACGACAAGTTATGCGACCGGGAAGGTGGCAATTCTGACTGGCACTGCTGGCGGAATATCGCAGACCATTGTGAGCAACGGACTGACCACGTTTCGTAACGCAGCCGGGCAAATCGTTGATTTTGGGTCGTCTGCTACAAGCATTTCAAGGGCAGCGATTCAAGCTAGCGCCGATGATGTGTTCGTCGGTGATGGAGTGAACGCGATTTACCTAGCCAAGTCAGTCGTAACCGTGTTCAAGCCGCAGGGGTCAACCATAACGGTCAGCACGCCAGGGCCGACGGCGTCATACACCATCGTGCTATACGGGACGTGATCCATGCTTCGCTCTGGCATCATGGATCAGAAGGCCGAGATCCAGACGCCCACCGACAGCGTCAACAGCATCGGCGAGCCGGAGCTGGCGTGGTCGACATTTGCCACCCGGTGGATTGCCGTGCTGCCGCTCAGCGGTAACGAAGCAATCAACGCCATGGCCAACGAAGCCAGCGTGACGCACCGCGTGCGGATGCGGTACACGCCGGGGCTCAAGCCCAAGATGCGGCTGATCAGCGAGAGCCGCACGTTTGAGATTCTGTCGGTCGTCGAGCGTGGCCGCCGCGAAGAGCACGAGCTCATGGTCGCGGAGGTCGTGGACTGATGCGTACCGATATGACCGTGCAAGGCGTCGAGGAGATCCTTTTGGGATTCTCCCGGCTCTCTGGCAGCATCCAGAAGAAATATCTTGGCGCTGCCGTCAGGGAGGCCGCCAAGGAAGAAATACCCGAGATCAAGGCGCTCACGCCGCGAGGCCCAACTGGCAACCTGCGTCGCAGTGTCGGCGTCAAGGTTGAGAAGAAGAAGCGAAACGCAACGGCGGTCGGCATCCTGGGCTACCGGTCAAAGCGAGGCGGCAACAACTCTGAGAAGGGCTTTCACGCCTGGTGGGTGGAGAACGGCACCAAGTACCGCCAGCCGCAGGGCTACGTGCTGAAGGTGCCGATGGCCAATGCGTCGAAGTATCCCTACCTCCGTGGCAAGGTCGCCAGGATCGGCGGCGACGAGGGTGGCATGATTTTCTTTGGCCAGGTCAAAGGCATGCCGCGCAGCGACAAGTTCCGGCAATGGGCCGATGCCAACCTGCCGCAGATCAAGCAGCGGCTGATCGGCAAGCTCGACGGTGCGCTCGGTAAGGCAATCGCCGAGGAGGAGCGTCGTCTCATCCGCAGGATGTACGGCAAGAAGTAATGCCCACAACCACGCACATCGACGAGTCCCTCGTGCAGTTGCTGACGGCGGAAGCCGCCATCGCGGCCGACGTTGGTAGCCGCATCTACTCAGTGCAGGCACCGCAGGGCGCTGCTTTGCCGTGCATCGTCTACGAGCGGCAGAACACCAATCGTGGGCCGTACATGCACATGCAGGGGATGACCGGAATCACCCGCGTCACGTTCGTGATTTCCTGCATCGGAGACTCGCTGATCGCCGTGCGAAACCTCGCGCGAGCCGTACGGACAGCCCTACAATTCAAGAGGACGGACTCCATTCGCCTGGCCGTCGTCAAGTCCGACGACGACACGCAGGAGCCGCCCAACAACGGCGAGATGTTGCCGATTTATCGCACGGACGTAACGGTCGAGATCACCTTCACAGAGGCTTGAGGAAGTCATGGCAATCGACATCGGACAGGGCACCTACGTCAGCTTCGGAACGGCGCTCAACGGCACCGCCGGCTACAAGATCACGGGCGTGAACCACGGCGGCGTGAGCCGTGCCGTGGCCGATGCCACGCACATGCTTTCGACTGCCAAGGAGTTTGTGGGCAGCGCGATCTACGACCCAGGCGAGCTTTCGGTCGAGGTGCTGTTCGACCCGTCCATCAAGCCGGTCGCCGACCTGGCGAACGTATCGACCGCCCAGGTGGTCAGTGTGTATTGGGCCAACGGCGGCAACACGACAACGCTGTGGAGCGCCTACGGATTTGCCACCGGGTTTGAGGCCGGTGCTCAGATGGAGGACATGTTGAGCGGGACGCTGACGATCAAGCTCAGCGGCCAGCTCTGACGGTAGCGACAGGAGGCGCGGACTGTGGCACTGACTCGTGAGCAGATCAAGGCCAAGCGCGGCGTGCGTCCGCGCGTGCCGCTCGAGGTTCCAGAACTTGGCGGCACGATCTACGTCGCCAAGTTCTCAGCCAAAGACCGGGACCGCTTCGAGCAGATCGTGACCGGCGGCAAGGTTGGCGGCGTCAACCTGGACAACGTCCGGGCACGCTTCGTCGCCATGGTCGTCGTCAACGAAGACGGCACGCGGATGTTCGAGGACTCAGATGCCGAGTGGATCGGTGAGCTCGACAGCGACATCGTGCAAGCCATCGTCGATGCTGGCTTCAAGCTCAACGGCATCGGCGGCAACGCGGTGGAGGAGGCTGCGGGAAAATAGAACGGCAGCCGGTGCTCGCGTTCCTGTACCGGCTCGCCTTGAAGCTCGGCATCTGGGACGTGGAACGATTGGCCGACGAGATGAGCGTCGATCAGTTGTACGGCTGGATGGGCTACTACCTGCTTGAGCCGTGGGGCGACGAGTGGCTTCGTGACGCAGTGGCAATCGCACAGAGATACAACGCCAACCGAGGAAAACGGCAGCCGATTAAAAAGCCCGAGGAGTTTCTGCCGGTACCCAAACGAGCGCAGACGCCAGAGCAGATCGTTGCCGTACTGAACGCGATTCCGAGATAGAGCCATGGCCAACAATTTCGGACGCGTCAATGTCAGCATCACGGCCAGCACCGGCGGACTGACGGCCGGGCTGTCGCGTGCCGGCAAGCAGCTTCGTGGGTTCCAGAAGGGCGTCGGCGGTCTGTCAGCCGTAAGCAATGCGCTCGGCGGCATGATGCCCATGCTGCTGCCGGCTATTGGTGGATTCACCACGCTGGCCGGGGCAGTCGCTGCGCTGACTTCGGCGATGCGTTCCGCCGAAGCTCTGCATAACTTGTCCCAAGAAACAGGAATTGCCACAGAAGACTTG